AGCTTTCGGTCAACGCAGCGGATGTTGGTGGTTTGGATCCATTTGTGGTTGGTTTCCGTAAGCAACAAGCAAACGATGCTACATTCACGAACTACACGGACTTTGCAACAATCGGTGCTAGAGCAACGACGGCAGCCGATGTCGTTATTTTGCAAACGAACCTGAACGGTGGTGGTGCGGTCATTACAAACACGACAGATGCGTGGACAGACGGTCAAACGAAAGTCTTCCGTGTCAACGTATCTTCAGCTGGTGTTGTGACGTACACGATCAACGGAGCGGCTCCAACAGTCACTGCGGCATTTACGTTCGACAATGGTGATGTGGTGATGCCATTTATCAGACACTTGTTTGGTGCGACAACTCCGGGAGCGATCAACTGGATTAGCCTGAAGATTGGTTATCAATAACAAGAGGTCCTATGGGCGCGTTAAGTACTAAGATTTTCCCAGATGCGATCCGGAGCATTGATTCGGCTACGTTTACTGGGAGCTACCAAGCGGTAGGAACTAAGCTGACGTATCCGACAAGAATTGTGAAATTCACTAACAATTCAACTGTTCTTGTGACTGTTTCTTGGAATGGAACGAGCGATCATGAAATCTTGCCTGCCGGGAGCTTCTTGCTTCTGGATGTGTCTTCAGACCGTGAGACTTCCGGGATCTTTGAGATTGGCGCGAATACTCAGTTCTATGTGAAAGGGTCTGCGGGAACTGGATCGTTTTATATTTCTACGTATTATGGGGTTTAAAGATGTCTCAAGCAGGTATCACTTCCCTTGCAGCGGCTGGTGCAGTCACTTCCGTCACTGGAAATGACGGTCTTACCGCCAACCCAACCACAGGTGCAGTGCAGCTCTTTACAAGAGGAACTGGTACTAGAAATACTTGGCTTGGACAGAATTCAGGGCCATCCAGCACTCCTGCCGGTGGAGATAATACTGGATTTGGATATCAGGTTTTAGACCATCTGACTGATGGCACACAAAACGTAGGCATTGGTTCTTTTGCTTTAGAAGATGTCACTTTGGGGAATTTGAATGTGGCTGTAGGAACTGCTGCATGTGCAAACGTGACGACTGGTTCGGCAAATACAGGTTTGGGTGATGGAGCTTTAGGTCTTCTTTTAACTGGTTCAAGCAACGTGGCTATTGGAAACAGCGCGGGGAACGTTTATACAGGTTCTGAAAGCAATAACATCCTGATTGGGCAAAATACGGGCGTTGTTGGAGAAAGCAACACGATCCGCATCGGTACATCTCAGCAAACTTCGGCCTACATCATTGCTCCTCTGTATGCGCAGCGTCCAATTGTGACTCAAACGGGAAGTAACACATTTGCTCTAACGGATGGAAATACGTTTCAGAAATGTACATCTGGCTCAGCAATGACTTTGACTGTTCCTTTGAACGGAACGGTTGCTTTCCCCATAGGAACAGAAATTGATGTGTACCAACAGGGAGCGGGTCAAGTTTCGATTGCAGCAACGGGCGGCGTCACTATCAATAGCGCGTTTGGAAACTTGAAGATCGCGGCTCAATACACTGGGGCTTCTTTAAAAAAGACTGCAACTAATACGTGGGAACTGTACGGCAACTTAACCGCATAGAGGAAAAATGCTAGTCGGGTCTACTTGGGCAAACAATCAGTATTTCAATCCAAAGCAGATTGGTGGTCTCGTTCAATGGATTGATGCTACTGATCCGGCCGGAAATGGGATTGTTCCAAGCAATGGGACTTCTTTAACTGATTGGGTTGATAAATCAGGCACAGGAAACAGTTTTAATCAATCTACAGGAGCCAATAAACCAACTTTTAATACGAATCAGATTAACGGAAAACCAGCAGTTACCTTTAACGGATCTACCAATTATATGACGGGGACGGCAACTAACTTCCCCCTAGGGTCTGCGGGTAGAACCTGTTTTGCTGTTATTACTATTTCTTCTCTCACTCAGGCCTATTTCTACAGTTCTGGCCAGGCCACCGCTGCAGGTCGTCTTTCTATGGGAATTTTCAATGGAGGGGCTGGGGTTGTTTATTTTTTAAATTTTGAGATGAATGGGACAGGGGATACAGGAAATACATCCCTCTCTACTGCGACTCCTTACCTCTACTATTTCAACTCGGCAGCGGGAGCTTTAAGCTCTACTTTTTCTACGCGAATCGCTGGCGCTGATCAGACATTGACGGGATCTAACGTCGCATTAAATTCAGCGTATACCTCTGGGTCGGCCATAGGATGCATTGTAACTCCTACAGTTTTGAATTGGCCAGGGCAAATTGCAGAAATTATTTTTTACAATAATTCTTTATCGGCGGCGCAAGTTAGTTTGGTTAATAACTATTTAAAAAACAAATGGGCAATAACTCCATGAATTCTTCTTTTTGGAATTGGTTTTATACGGGAAGCTTGGAAGATGTAACAGCTGCAAACTCCCAGATCGATGATAATTGCGGATTTCCTAATGGAGATACTCAAACCTGGTCTGTTCCTCAACAAGCGTATGAACAAGATTTTTGGTTCATTTTGCAACCTCCTCCTGAGGGATATAAGGACAAAATAGGCTATTGGACTCAAGAACAGATGATTTCAGGAGTTGAAAACGTGGAGTTACAACAGAGCAATTCTAGTTGGTGGCCTAACCCTTTCCCTCCGGGTGGTCAATAATGGTTCGTCCGAGTTCTCAAAACGCATATTCACAATCTGCTGGTTTAGCTGGAATTTTGGCTCCTGTTCAAGAGGCAAGAGATCCTACTAGTTTGGATGTGAATTATGTGCTCTATCGGGAATGGATTAATACCAGTAACGATAATTACTGGAAGCTGATGTCTTTCGATTCTACTAGCGGGACTGTATTGGCCAACTGGATGCAGTTGGAAGGAACCACCAATGAGATACAAACTCTGACTGGTGACAGTGGAGGTGCAGTTGGTCCTACGGCGAATAATGTTAATATTTTAGGAACTTCTGGACAGATTACGGTCACGGGTAATCCGGGAACCAGCACTCTGACATTAGCTTTAGCAAATGGTGGAACTCCGATTGATTCTATAACGGTAGACGCTTCCACAGGACCTGGAACAAATCCTGTGGTTCCAACTGCAGGTGGGTTGATTACAATGACCGGAGCACAAGTTGCCACCGGAACGATAGGAGCCAATGTCATTCGGACAGATTCCGTTGCGGCGAACACAATGACCATTGAGATACAAAGATCAACTGCGGTGGCTGCCACGGACTCTACAAAGAACGGGGTATCTCACTTTAATTCTACTCAATTTAGTGTTGATTCGAGTGGGTTTGTTTCTTTAGCAGGTGGGGGTACGGCAATTGATTCAATTACTCCTGGGTCTGGTATCACAGTAGTACCTGACGGAAGTGGAAATGTGAATTTCCCCAACGGAAATGGCATTGCAACTGTTGGGACAGCAAACACTTTGACGACAAATATGGCTTCTCCTTTCACAGGGGATTTCACATTTCAGAGCATAACCAGTGGAGACACTGAGACTTTGACTGTTACGAACACAAGTAACACAGCAAGTTCTCAGGCGCAAATTAACACTGTGGTGGCTGGGACAACAGCAGGGGATGCTTGGTATCAAGCCACGCTAGGAACGACAAGATCTTATGCATGGGGTATTGATACTTCAACGACCAATAGACAGTGGAAATTTAATTCGGATGCTTCCGCTACTGTTAGCCCTTCTAGCGGAACTGAAATGATCATATTAGATCCTGTAGGTTCTCCTACAGGAGCCACTTCAATGCAATTCAATACTTCGGAATTTTTCATAAGAGCAAATGCTGGATCTGAGGTTGTTAATTTAACGGTTCGGCAAGAAAATGCTGCTGATTTTGCAGATATTATTGCGGAAGCAGTTGGGCCTAAAAGTGGATTTTTCTCTTCAGGAATTTATGATAACAGTTCAAGTCCAATTTATTGGAATTTCGGATGTTCTGCTACAGATGCATCTCTAGGAAATGCGTACTGTTTAAATACGTCCAACTCTACTCAAGGACCTGAAGGTGGAACACGTATTTGGAGAGCAAACCCTACTGGGGAAATCACAATGCCCCTTCAGCCTGCTTTTTTCGGGTATTTAGATTCCTCTACTCCTAATAACGTCACTGGAGATGGTACGGTTTATACAGTAGGATTCAACCAAGAAGTTTTTGATCAAGGCTCTGATTTCAATCCTGCAACAGGAACATTCACTGTGCCTGTCACTGGAAAATATAAATTTACAGCCAATGTGTTATTAGCAAACCTAGGAGCCGCTCACACTGCTGGGGATATAAGCATAAATGTGGCGGGTGCGACAGCGTATCAATTTGCTTCTTCTTTGTGTAACCCTGGTGCAGGAAGAAACCCAACAAATCAATATAGTATGCAAGTAACTGCTTTTGCTTCTTTAACGGCAGGAGATACTGTGACTGTAAGAGTTAACGTATCAAACGGAGCAAAGACTGTTGGAGTTTTTGGTTCAGCTTCTCCTCAATTTTGGACTTATTTTGAAGGATCTTTAATTTGTTAAGGTAAATATGGCGAAAGTATTAACGACTGGATCTCAGTGGCTATGGTTAGATAATGCAGATCCGGGAACTTCAGAAACTGACGTGTCTGTAGGGAATTTGTGGTTGAATACTTCCTCAAACAACATGTTCATTTGTAAAGTGCCAGATCTGGGGGCGCAAATTTGGGATCGTTATCCCATTGCTCCGATAAGCGTACCTAACGGTGGAACAGGTCGAACTTCTTTGACAGATCATGCAGTGTTGGTAGGAAATGGAACAGATGGAGTAACTCAACTAGCTCTAGGATCAGCTAACTCTATTTTAATGGGGCAAACGTCGGATGATCCTGTGTTCACAACCAGTGGCACTCCTTATGTATCTGGGATTAGTTTTGATAATGGATCAAATACTCTTGGTGCATACGTTGGTTTGTCGAGCTTTACTCCAGTACTGGCTGGTACAGGAACAGCGGGAACTGCAACTTATACATCGCAAATTGGACGATACATGCGCATCGGTTCTCTGATTTTCGGTTGGATTAACCTAGCATGGAATGCCACAAATGGCGTGGGTAACACATGGATTACCGGGCTTCCTGTGGCAGCGAATGCGGCAGTTACTCCTGTGTGCAACTTCACATATGCAGGAATTACTCTGGGCGCTGGTGGATTAGGACTTGTTGGACAAATTTCTGGAACTCAGATTTCGGTATCCAATACGATCACGAATGCGGCTCTTCTTCCTTTGGTGCTACCTGCATCAGGAACTTTACAAACAACATTTATGTATTCAGTATGAGGGGATATGATTAAGGCATTTTTGTTTTCTATAGCGATTTTAATCGGATGCATTTTTCCAGCTGTATGGCAATGACTCCTGAAATTGGTTTTTTTGTTTTAGGGATCTTTGGAAGTCTTGCTTTGGTCACATTTCTTTTTGCCATGTGGACCTGGATTCAAGAGTGAAAATCCTCTTTATTTTTTCTTAATAAAGAGTTCAGTATCAGGTTTCTGTGGACTTTTTATTTTTCTGAAAGTACAGTCGGGTAAAAAAAGAACCCCCGGCCGATGACCGAGGGATCGCACTTCTTGGCGGATGTGTGATATGCTGACCATTTTACTGGTCTAAGCAATTAATGCAATGAGTAAACATTAATTGAATAAAAAGCAAGATCGGCCTGAGGGTTCCTAAATTAAAGGGACCGAAATGGACATCACTCTGAACATCACCACCGACAATCACTGGGACTTCTACACTGAATTCGACAAGCTGGGAGAGCTGCAAAAGCAGATTTGGATGACCACCTGCTGGTGGGTCAAACGGTTTCCTTTGGCTTTCCCTAAACAACAGAAGATCGCTGATGAAGTGGGATGCACCCGCAAGCATGTAAATAATACTTTTAAAAAGTTCAAGCAGCTTGGGTGGTTACACCTCATGTCGAGGGGGGCTAGAAGGGCCAAGGTACTGGGGGTGCCCCACTATTTGGTTGTTATCGATCCCTATGATCGTAAGGCATTTAGGAAGGTAGAGGTTACATCAGAGGTTACACATAGTATATCTAATATAAAAAGAAACACTAGTAGGGTGCTTGGTGTCTTTTCTAATAAGTTTGGACAGAAGATAGGGCCTCCAAATTCTAAGATTGAGATCCCAGACTACCTCCAAAAGACTAAACTTTCTTTGAAAAAGAAGCTTAAGTTGGCTCTTTTACCTGAAAACATCTACCATAACGCTTTGGAATCCACCAAACTTCAGCACTCTTTAAAGAAAATAGGGAATGACCCAGACCGAATTGAGAGGTATATGATTGGAACAGCGTTTAAAATGGCCAAAAATGCATCAATTCCGGTTAACTGGAGTCTTTACTATGATGAGTGTCAAAGACTAGGAATTTGACGGCCCAGAAAACGAAAACCCTCGAAAGGGAACTAACTTTAAGACTGGGCCGTTGTTTTTAGGATTCTTGAGGAAACTCGAGTCTCCATTGGACTCGACCGGGTTGACGGTACTTTTCTGGGTCGATGTTGTAGTCCTTCATCATGCGCTTGTAGTCGACGGTTCCTTGGACGAGCATTTTCCGGACGACTACTCCTTTGCACCGAAAGGAGATTTCGTTGGCCAAGTAGATTGCTCCATCTCGGATGATCTCGTATTGCTCTTTGGCTGTGTCCAGCCATTCTTTTGCTTTGAGGGCAGCATCTACGATCTCTAGAGCTTCTTTGTCGGAGCGCTCCATTGGTTTGACATAGTCATCTTCCGGAAATTCCCAGTTGAGCATTTTGTGGTAGAATTGCTGCTCTGCGTCTAGAAGATCCCCAATCATGTTTTCATCTCTAGCAATATCGATGTCCGTGTGCTGTTTTCCATCCGATACGATTAGAGTACAGTGAGATAAACCAGTCACGGCCATTTGATGTTGCATCTGCCATTGGTAGTGCATCGGGATGTTTCCTTTGCGAACTTGATTGCAGGTGTCTTCGTTTGGACACTTGATCTCAATAAATGACTGCCGGTCTTCTGAAAGTCCATCCAGAGACGCGATCATCCAGTCATGGTATGAACTTTGGATCACTGCTGGGGTCATTGGTGTATGACGTGCGGAATACCACTCTCTGACGATGGGCTCTAATTCTTTCCCTCGGCGCATTTGTGGAGAGTTATAGGATTTTTTTCCTACAAGCTTTTGTTCCATAAGCTGAGAAGGGGAAAGATAAGGGCTTTTCCCAAGGATAGCGGGGCAATCGCTTGCCCCGATTTTGGTTCGGCGCAGCTCATGCCATGCCGGTGTGTCTTGTTCGACATCGATTAGTATCATTTGACACCACCTTTACGTGTAGAGAGGGTGGCTTTCATGGTCGAAAAGTTCTCTGCTGGGATTTGATCCAAAGAATCTACTTTGTACATAGACAAGATACGAGCTTGGATTTCGTCGTCTCCTGCACATAGAGCCATGATCTCTTTTTGTTGAGCAGCTGACAGAGTAGGGTGAAGAGAAGCTTTTTCTTCAAAGATTCCAGGGGTAAATCCATTGGCTGGATTGGAACCAAAGGGGTCTTGGTTGGTGAAGAGAGCTTCTAGATCACACGGTTTTGCATGGAACGCTTGGCGGATTGATTCTGGGAGTGGTTTCTTTGGTGATGGGATGACAGAATATTCTGTATCTACTTTCTCTCCGCGCTTGGTGATTTTGATGTCGTAGAAATATGGCGCACCCCAGTCTTCGTTTTCTGAGAGCGACATGATTGCTGCTCGGATTGTAGCTTGGGTTACGTGAAAAATCTGAATCCGCTCTTCTTTGTAGTTCCACACGATCATCGCCCAGAAGTGTTTCACTGGACGGGCTGGATCGATTGGTTTGGATGGTTTTTCGTCGTAACGGAATCGAACGGGCTTTTTGTCGAGAGTCCAATCTTCCCATCCGAGGACAGGCGCAGAGAGGATACGGATACGATTCTCTCCTGGTTGAATCTTGAAGTAATTTCCTGCAGCTACTGGTGGTTCATAGTCTTCTGGTAAGAATGCGTGTGTTGCCATAGTGGCTCCTTTTGTGGTTTGTGTGTTTTGGTAGTTTTGAAGCTTAATTATCATGGTGCTCCTCGTCCGGTGTATCACTGAAAAAATAATCTAGCAAGTCGTCTTCGTAGTATTTTCTTTTTGGTTTTGGTTGGTCTGGTTCTCTTCTTTCCCACTGGGCTGAGAGATCTGGTGTGTATGTGCTCATGTATTGCATGCTACTTTAGAATGGTAATTGCATGCAACTAGGAAAAATGTTTGGAGGGGAAAGTGGTGAAGATGATACAGTTGCACGCAACTTTATGGATAAGTTAAAAAAACTTTTGGATCAATACTATGATGGCGACATTACAGCCTTTTCTAGAAGGACTGGAATTGCTATCAACACCTTGAGAAGGATAATCTTAGATGGAAAACCTTGTAGACGAGCTACTGCACAAACGATTGTTCGTTGCTTCAAAAAAGAAATTACGTTAAAAGATTTCGGATATGAATGATGACATGACCCTAACTCAAGCTGCTGAATACATGGGGTTAACTCGTCAAGCAGTTTATATAGCTATCAAAACAAAAAAGATGACTGGCTATAAAAAAGACGGGATGTGGTTTGTCTCTCAAAAAGAGATCAATGGATACATGGGAAGACGTTATAACAGGACCTACTCTACCTGGAAAAACGGAAAGCCTAAGTTTGACAAGGATAAGGGGGAACTTTGCACTCGAGAAGTTTCAGAGCGTCTTAAAATTCCAATGCAAAAAGCTTACTATATGATCAGAACGGGTAGGCTAAGATCCCTTAGAAAGGGAGCTTCTTATGTGGTTCTAATTAAAGATTTAGAAGAAGCAAAGAAAATTCTTAACAACAATCTGAATCCCGTGGTACCGATGAGTTCGTATGATCGAACTCAAAGTAATGGGCAATCCGACTCCTTGGGCAGCGCATAAGGGATTTGGAAGGAATGCTTATAACCCTAGATATAACGAAAGACTGGAAGCTCAATGGCAGATAAGAAATCAATGGAAGGACCCTGCGATAGAAAAACCGGTAAAAGTGGATTTTACTTTTCTGATGCCGATACCTTCTTCTGCCTCGAAGAAGCTAAGAGAAGAAATTCTGAAGGGGAAGACCTGGCATGTAAAGAAGCCAGACGCGACCAATCTTCAGAAATTTATGGAAGACGTCATCAAGGGCATCGTGATTATTGATGACAGTCAGGTGGTAGAAATTTCTTCTAGAAAAAAATATTCTGAAACACCTATGACCGAGATAAGGATTGAGGTGTTATCATGAAAGCAAAAGGATCAGCAAAGGTTAAAAAAGTAATGAGTGAGTGGAAGGCTGGAAAACTACACTCTGGTTCGAAGAAAGGACCTGTAGTTTCGAGTAAGAAGCAAGCAGTTGCGATTGCTTTAAGCGAAGCGCGAAAGAAAGCCAAGAAATAATCTTTTCCCCTCGAGGAACACGACGTCTCCGTTGTTAAACTCAGTGTTTCTTTAAAAGAGGGGATTTTTTAGTGAGGTTTATCTGGGATTTTACAAAGTCATGCTCTGGGTATAGAGGCGTTTCTCTTTCTATTTTTCTGACAAACACCCATTCTTTAAACGCAATTATGTCTGTGTTGTCGGATATAAAAACAAGGCATCCATCCCGTACTGTGAAGTAGTCAGCCGTTACCGGGACAATCGATTTAGTGTTTGAGTCGTAGTAAGTAACTTCAAAGGTTCGTTTAATTTTTCCTTTTTCCATTATTGCATCTTTGGTATGTTGTTTCTTTTACAAAGTGCCACAAAGGAATTTTTGGATGCAACTAGACCTTTTTGAGAACCAAAGTTTTAATGAGACGGAATTACTGATTCAGTTATGCGAGCTGAAAACTTCTCAGGAAAAGTTGAGAAGAGGGATTTTCCATAGATACGAAGAACTTAAGAAGACTGTCATTGATTTGCAAATGAAACTGGATGAAATGCAGAAGAAGGAAAAGGTGCTCATATGGTCCGCTTAAAAGACGTACAGATGTACAAGTTCAACGAAGTTCCTGAACATATCCTTGAAGAAATGGCAGATCTTGCGGGGCTTATGCTCACAGAATGGCAAGCGATGTCTGAAGGAGTGCACGCAAACATAGCTAACGGCGCGTGGAACTTTGCTCATGCTGCTATCCTGGTGGAGACTTTATCTGAGCAGTTTCTTCATCGGGGTGCTAAAATGGCAGCCCTTTCTCTGGTAAAAAATGTAGAGCTGATGATGAAAAATAAAGGCATTCCATTTATCCCTCTCGGGCAAGAATAGTTGTCAAATAAATTATCCTATGCTATCCCCCAAGGGTAGTGTTCCCGTATCTGGAACTTCCGGAGCGGGTGGTCACGTATGGGGCCTCGTGTAAAGAGCGAGGCATCTGTATTCTGTATTGGGGGAAAATGAATCTAATAGAATTTTGCAGAGCACTTAAACTTAAAAGTAACTCACCTTTAAGAGACTCTCTTGATGTCATAGATTGGCCTTTGACGGAGAGCAACATTTCACAAGAATATGCCGCCACTCCATTCAAGGCTTTCAATCGATTGGTTTACGAAGTAGAGACTCTAAAGGAGCTGGTTAGACGTCTGTGGGACGAATTCGAGGCACACCAAGATCTTTGTAAGTCGACTCTTAAGATAGAGCCAGGAAAATACATAGACAACGATGCAGATGATGGTTGGGAAATTAAAACTTTAAAAGAGGATAAAAAAATGGATAAGCAGATCAAAAAAGTAGAGAAAGATGTGAAAAAAGGCGCGAAAAGCAAAGCGATGAAGGACATCAAAACTCTCAAACACATGGACAAGAAATTCGACAAGAAGATCGCGAAAGCTAAGAAGGTAATGAAGAAGAAAGGTTGCTAAATGCCCAAAAAGATCCCCGCGCAAACGGAAAAACCAAAGCGCGGGCGGCCTTTCAAAGAGATAAACATCGAACTCTTGAAGCGTATGGCTGCTCGCCACAGCACGATGGAAGAAATGGCCGATTGCCTCGGCATTACTAGTGAAACTTTGCGTAATAATTATTTGGAAGTCATTACTGAGGCCAGAGGTAGGGGTAAGCTCGAATTAAGAGACTTGCAATGGCGTATAGCCGAGAAGGGCTCGGCCGACATGGCTAAGTGGCTAGGACGCGCTATTTTAAAGCAAAATGAATCATCTACTGCGTTGAATGAGGATCAGACTTCTGCACTTAGTGAATTCACTGATTCAATTGATCGGGCGCGTGAGGCTGATCAGAGCTAATCCAGTTGAGAAGAAGCCACACCAGATTTTTCATCTGGTAGTTAGTGACCGGCTCGCAAAGATCCTCGACGCGCATTTCATTGAAGCGGGCGTTCATCGTTGTGAGTAACTGGTAAATTTCTTCTTTATTCACGAAAGCCTGTCAATTAGTTCGTTTATTTGCTTGATATTGGTTCGGTTGTGGGCCCATTCAAATATTCTTTCCCTGGTCTTAGGATCGGCCTGCTCTCCAATGGCTTCCATCAAGATGTGCATACAATGATTTGACGCATCTAAAAGCTCTGCTAGACGATTGCACTGCTCTATTAGGAATTCGACTTGTTTTTCCAGGCTCACAGTGCGTAGTAAATCATTGGTTTGTTTTTCTGGCAACTGTGCGGAATTCCCTAATAGTCCGAAAATGGGCGTTGTGTTAAAATAGACAGATAAAGGAGATGCGCGTGGATTTAGCCGCTATTTTAACGATCATAGGAATTGGATTGGCCAATATCGGAACTACCATCACTTTGTTTATTTGGTCTACTTCTCACGCTACAGGCCTCACTCAAGCTCATAGAGAAGAAACAAACGCTATTCTTAAGGCAATTCAGGATGAAATGAAAGATTTCCACGGGCGTCTCTGCGCCATTGAAGAGAGAAATCGTTCTAGATGAATAAAGACCTAGAATCCTATACGTGGACAATTGTTCCTGAATGTCCCTCACTCGACGACATGATCGAGGTGATGTGCATGCAAGACGGATTTGATCAGGAAGACGATTATTGGGAATACGAGAGAATCTGGAGCGACACGCATGAATAAAAATCTAGAATCTTACGCGCTTAGCGTCATAGAAGAGTGTGCGTGTTTTGAAGACTTATACTCTCTGGTTCAAGAGAAATCTAAAGAAGATGTCTCTAGAGATTTGATTAACATCTGGAATGAGTACTGGAGCAAAGATCAGGAATGTTGCCCTGATTGCGATTTGGGAGGCTGAGGAAGCGGCGTCCAATGCGTGATCGAATCATCCCATGCGTATTTCCATCCATGCTCGTAAGAATGATCAGGATCGTATGCGTCATATCTAGACATATCCGATCTTTGCCAACCCTCCCGAAATACCAAAAACCAACCAAATGCTTGGTTGCACTCTTCTTCGGAAGGCAGTCTGTCTTTTACGCTGATCCAGGAATCATCCACGGCGGCGTCTTCTCAACTCTCTCATGCGTCTAAGGGGCATTTCTACACGCGAAGACAGCGGCTGCGCCTCGATCGTTGTCGTTTCTGCTTTCGTGGGGCGGTATTCTAGTCGAATAATTCTTTCTTCCATGTCGTCCATATCTTGGTCAAAATATAGAATGTCTTGGTGAACTATGACGAGCATTTCTTCTAGGTTTTCTAACGCTTGCTTTTGCTGCTTTAGATGTTCGTGAGTGGCCTGAAGAGCATCGCAGGCGATTCGGGTATTCTCAGTACGTCTTCTGCTATCTTCTTGTAGGATTGGGATAATTTTATGGGTTAATCTTCTTAAGGACATGTTTGTCAATATTACAAATGTGGCTCCTATTGCCCCATATCCAATAAGCGCGGTAATCGTTGTCAGCCAAGATTCGTTCATTTACCTCTCCGTAGTTAAGTCCTCAGGTGCATAACATAGGATTTTTGTCCATTTGAGGGCAAGTCTTTCATGCAGGTTAAACTTTGACTCGTTGACAAGTTATGTGTTTTCAGCTCGTTTTTATAGGAAGAGTGTTAAACTTTGCTAAGAACTCACGTTAAGGACCGTAGGCGCCTCTTCCATTTGAGTTAGCGGTCCGCGTTGCTACCTGCCAGAGTCGAACTGACGACCTACGCATTACGAATGCGCCGCTCTACCAACTGAGCTAAGGTAGCGTGCTTCGCCTTATGCCAGTTTGACATTTTTTGTGGCATTCAATATTTTCTGTTGCGTCGGCTGTAGCACATTTGCTATGGTCACTGATTTTAACCCTTATAACAGGAGAGTATATGAAAAGTTCAGTTCTGAATGCAGTGTTGGCATCTGTAGCTTTGACAGCACCAGTATTCGGTGGTCAAGACACGAAATGCGAAGATTGCGCTCCGAAATACAAAAACCGTTTGAGCGTATCTCCAAACTCAATCAGCTACGAAAGAACTGCCGAAGACTCCATGTTCGTGTCTTTCGAGCATTCTATTTCCCCTGCATTTAGAGAAAAAAACATCGATGTAGATGTGAATACAACATCGATCAAGTTGGGCCAGACATTTGCTTTTGATGGCAAATCGCGCCTGACTCCGTCGGTTGGGGTGTCGATGTTCCGAGATGAAAGCTACGGAACTGTCTACTCAACGATCGATACAGAAGACGGACAAGTGTCTTCCGAGATCACTGTTCAAAATCCATTTCTATTTCATGGAACTTTGGGTCTTGCTGCAGAATATGAGTTTTTGAAATCAGCCACATTCGGTCTCAACGTGCATGGCATGCTAGGAAGCGCTTGGGGATCGGAAGTTAAAAAGATGGGAGATATGTCGTGGGGATTCCACACATCACTTCCTGTCACATTTCGATTCGGCACCGATGCCCATTGGGATGTACGCATGGAACCGTTTGCATATCTTCTCAAAGATTACGCTAACTATGTCGGTGGAAAAGCCGCACTTGGTTATCGATTTTAGTTTGCTCTCCTTGTAGGGGAACCTCTGGGAGGTTAGGATAGGCCTAGCCTCTCTTCTTCTTTTTGTTTTCTGTTCAGTTACCCAAACAAGGTTGACCCCGTCTAAAAACGGGGTCTTTTTCATCTCTAGTTTTGGCTTTTTTCGTCTTTGTTACCTGTAGTTGGTGCGTTTAGAATATGCGAATGAATTTGCTTCAACACTTCCTCTTTTTCCGCCTTGGTCTTGCATTTTACTGCTTGTGAAACAAGTCCTTTTACTTTTGTAAATAAAACTTCCGAACGAACTTCTGCCACTTGCTGTTCTAATGCAAGAGCTCCTGCGACGATGTTGGGATCGTTTTTTGCTTTATCGAAGAGTGGTGTGCAGTGGGTTAAAAGTCTTTCATGGTATGTAAGATCTGGCACTACATTGGCTTGAGTGATAATTTTCAACGTTTTAGGGCAGCGCATTGGCTTTCCCTCAGCTATCTTTGCATTGAAGTCTTTAGTTATGTCTGCTCTTTCAAAAACACACCCGTGCTCATCTACCATTGGGTTTGCGATGAGCGATGTCGTGTAAGGACACATAAAGTCCGCCACGCCGTCTCCTAAATATTTCTCGAAGATTGGATACACTTTTGTAACAGTAGCCTCTTGTTTCCATTGAGCAAATACCTGAGGATATTCTACGACAGTATACTCATGAGCCCCTCCTAGGACACCACCAATAATTCCCCCTGCGTACTGTCCAAAAAGTACAATTTCGGCAGAGACGGGTGATGGGAAAAGAAGCGCAGGAACTGCTCCGGCTACTGTGCCTGCTAAAGCTCCAACAGCTACTCCTGTCATAGTCCCGGCAGCAATCCTCATCGTTACGTCTTGTGGGTTTTCGATTACACATAGCACGTGTCTTTTGGCGTTGGCATAGGAAGATTTACTTGTATAAGTTTCAACAGTGTTTACATCTTTTTTTAAAGTAGGATGATTTAATGGATTAAGGGCTACTGAAGACATATTTTATTCCTTTGGCAAAATTGTTTAATATCCTTAATTATCCGATTGCTTCTGTAAAAGGCGTCTAAGGCGGATAGTCCATAGAAAACCAGTTGGAATTGTGGAAAGAAAAGAGTAACTGCGAGGATCGTTGTGGCAAAAGCGTTTACTTTGAAAATTCGCTCATTATGCTCATTTTCTGGAACCCACTTTGACACGAATACAAGAGAGATCCTTTTAAACAATACTTGTTCTCTAAAGATTTCGTGGCCCGGCAAACCGCAAAGTTGGAATATTGTTCCGGTGTAATCGAAGGAATAAATGCCTGCTAACAGCAAAAAGTGCATTCTTGCAACGATTCCTGCTCTATCCCAATAGAGCTTGCTTTCTTCGTGTTTAAATAAGTCGAGTGTTTGATCGACGTTTCTGATGATGTTGAATACGTGTATCATGTTGGCTTAACCTTTCCTTAATTTAATGGGGCATTAAAGTAGTGAAGACGTTGCAATTTGTCAAGGAGTAGATTTTTATTTAGAGCTGATTAGCGGATCTGGATGATTCGCTTGGTCTGTTTTCTTATACAACGACTTGCTTAGCCACAGGTTGGATTCAGTGGCCTGTCTTTCTTTATACGTAGAGCAAACGGGAGCTTCTTCTCGTTTTTCTCCGGTTAAAGAGCACGAGCAGATTAAAAACAGAGAGCAGAAGATGGTAACTAACATTTTATGAAATCCCATTTAAAGATGTTTTTGCAGTGATAATCTAGTCCTGTTTTTTCATCTCTATAGAACCCTAGGCTATCAGCAAAAAATATCCCCTTCATGCGGCCATACTTTTTATGGTGAAAGTAAACAGGATTCGACCAGCTTAAAATCCCATCGGTATTTACGGCTGGTGGATGCTGGACTTGAGTTTTCTTCTTCACTCTCTTTGTAACATCCTGATCGTGGTATTCCCTACCGTATAGGCTAACAGTGTATATAGCAGATAAAACGGTAAAGCCACAGTCATGAACATGCCGATGAGAATAGACGCCACTATTTCATTGACTCTGTCCATCAATGTTTTTGGTCTGGTTTCGTAGTGATTGACCACAGATTCAGCGAATCTAGTTGCCATTCTATCTGCAAGTTCATGAATTCTTCTCTGGCGCTCTTGTTCGGTTTGCGAAGATTGTGGAGTTCCTTGAGGGCTTATTCTTGATGTGCTAATTGACATATCTTTACCTATCCTTAATTAATACGAAGGCATTATGCCAATAGCAAAAGGCTAGAGTCAATAGATGAAATTTATTGAAATTAGGATTGCTTTTCCCATAAGTGTTTGAAATAGATTTTATGTATATCTATTTTTTTACAATACTCTTCGTAAGAAACCAACTGGCTTGCCTGCTGAGCGTATAGAGCCTGAAGGACTTCCATTACATAGGCTGTTTGCAGTTGGTTGTCCGCAATCGCCTTGTAGATTATTTTAGCCGCGTGGATTAGCTCTCGAACATCCTCCGGATCGGTTTGTACTGGTTCCATGAAAGTCTCTCAGCGTTGCTTGTTCAGCAACTCGATGAACATTTCATAGAGTCTATCAGCACGATCCGACAGTTTATTGCTACGAGCTGTTTGAGCCGCAAAGGATTCATCGCTTCTTTTGACGATTGCATCGATCTTGTTTTCGATATGCCGAGAAAAGTACCACATAATCAGGCCGATTCCGATCAAAGTTGAAGCATTGAAACTTTTCAGAAAATCTAACAGCTGTTCCATTTTGGGCTCCTTTTTTAGTCCAGTTTAGAAGGTCGAATTGTTAAGATTCTAGTCAAATATTTGTTACAACGTCTGATAACGGGTATTACGTGTCATGCTTCTGTGTTAAGATTTCTGACAAGTTTTTTCTTTAACTTTGTGATCTTCACACTTGCATTTTGGACACGACCATCCAAAAATTTTCCCCGTTTGTAAGTTAATGTCCGGAAGAACAAAGGTTGTAATCCTTTCACAAACTGGACATAGTTCAATGCCAGGAATTCCGGATTCAATTTTTGGAGGGCGAGCCACGCTCATGAGTCTTTCCACACTTCGCTTATTTGGGTGGTTTTCCATATAATTAATATGAGGCAAATAATCGATACCAATTTTGGACAAAGATTTTCCGCGCTTTGGGTGTCGGATTGTGAAGGAAACTCGGGGGAATGTGGAAAAGAAACAATTGGAATAGAAACGTTTTGACTTCCTACTGATGCGCTCATGAGTCTTTCTTCCTGTTATAAAACATTGGATTTACCGGAATGGGTTTTGGTTTACAAGATATCCTAGAGAGCAACTTTGTTTTATGGTGTATAGAAGCGTCTGCTGAAGAGGCTGCTACATATATTCTGTCCGCAATGGAGAATGTAACTCTCTTGGGGGATCTACAATAATCCCTGCGATCTTCTTTAACAGGCTTCTGAATTACCCATTGGTCTTTGTGTAGGAATACGATCATGTTTTACCCAATGACTAAGAATAAAAAACACATGCCCGCTATTCCGCCAGCAAACCCAGCTGAAATAGAGATTAAAAATATAGATAACTTATTCATATCTTCTCCTTGTTTTTTCCTTAAGAATATGGGCATTTTGGCATTTCATTGCAATGCATAAAAGCTATGGCTGTTGCCAAACAAAATACTTTTGTTTATAGACCATGCTCGGGATGGTGTTCCTATGACAAACGAAAAGAACGAGGAAGATTCTAGATCAGAAATGGTCAAGCAGTTACACGCTGATTTGTTGGCAGAAAAAGAGGAGGGGATTGATTGCATCATCATGGACATTCCCATCAGCCAAGATCCAGATGATCCTATTCGTAAGATCGTAGATGAGGTTCTGGGAGATTTCGTGGAGATCCCTACGCCGAACGGGACGTTTTTCTTTCCTACCAGCTTGTTGAGGTCGTGAGTGATTGATCGATTGAAGGTCAGTTTAAGTCCAAAGCAGTTCGAATTTGTCAAAAAATCTACAGCGAAGATCAATATTGCACACGGATCTGTCCGCTCTGGAAAGACGCATAGTTCTCTTGTGAGGTTTGGAGAAGCGATTTTGAAGTGCCCCGACGACAAGATCATGATGATCGGGAAGAGCGCTGGGAGTATTTTCGATAACGCGGTCAAGCCTTTGGCATTGGATGACAATGCTCCGTTCAGGGGGATGTGTTCTTGGCATCCTGCGAATATGGGTGGGGCAATTCTTAATTTCTGCGGGAAAGACATTCGGGTAATCGGGGCGAATGACCAGAGTGCGGTAGGGCGTATTCAAGGGAGAACGATCAGTCTTGCGTATGTGGATGAGATGACCCTGTTGCCGCAGAATTTTATGGACATGCTGTATTCGCGTTTGAGCTTGCCTCACAGCATGTTGATTGGAACGACGAACCCGGATACGCCGTTTCATCCATTGAAGAAGATGATCGATGAGCAGGATGGCAGGAGGGTGTATGCTTTGCATTTTATTCTAGAGGATAACCCGGTGTTGGGGGACGACTATAAAGAAATGCTAGATAGGCTATATAGCGGATTGTGGAGGAGAAGATTTGTCCTGGGTGAGTGGTGCCTGGCAGAGGGCGCAATCTACGATTTCTTCGATCGAAAATTCCATGTGGTGGATCGTCCCCCCACGTCTGCAGAATACTATATTGCGGGCATCGATTACGGCACAAGCAATCCTTTTGCAATGGTTCTTTTAGGTATTAATGAACAGGTAGGTCCTTCTGTATGGGTGGAAAAGGAGTTTTACTATGATCCAAAGGTTATGGGGCGTCAAAAGACTGATAGTGAATTCGCTGAAGATATTGATTTGGCCACTCGGGGCTATCCTATTAGGGTTATGTATCTGGATCCTTCTGCTGAGTCGCTGCAAGTTGAACTTCAAAAAAGAAGAAAGCCTGTCCGGCAAGCAGTTAATGATGTGCGGCCTGGGATCGGTACTGTGGCTAATTTTCTGTGCAATGGCGACCTTGTGATCTGCAAGAGCGCGGAGAACCTGATCAAAGAGATCGAGGGGTATAGCTGGGATCCGAAGAAGGTAGCTCTGGGAGAGGATGCTCCGTTGAAGGTCAGAGATCATGCGTGCGACGCATTGAGATACGCTCTGCATACGCACTATGGGAATAGAACTAAGATTCAAAAGGCCCCAAGGCCAGATCCTTATAAGAACCCACAACGGCCTGCTTGGTGGGGATATACTGATTATAACGGGGGGATGATGCGATGAAAGTGACGCTGGGTAAGTTTAAAAAGAAGGGGAAGAGGGTTGAGAAGGTGGTCATTCATAAGTGGGACTGCTGGAATGTCAATCACTCGATCGCTGTGATCGCATATCCTCTTTTAAAGAGGTTCAAGAAAGAAAGCGCGTCTTGGCCGGCTCACATGAACCGAGAAAAATGGCACGAAATTCTCGACAAGATGATCTGGTCCATGAAGATGATGGCAGAAGAGGAGGGTTTTTGCCCTATGTTGGCAAACCCCAAGAAGTTTTATACAAAGCTTTCCCAGGGGTTAAATCTGTTTGGGAAGCATTTTAGGAACCTTTGGTACTAATTGATGGCTTTGCAATTAAATAATTAACTTGTATGGTGACCCTGAAGGCGTAGGGTCATAATACATGTCGTTTTACTATCCACCGTGGGATTCTAATTTAGAGCCAAATGAGACGAACGTAAAGGGTTGGCTAGACAACTTATACAGCAAGAGCATGCCGATTGAGCAGGCTCGTTGGAATGAGGGAAATATTGACTCTCTATTCTATGCTGGGGAACAAAAGTTCATTAACGGTTATTTTAATTTCTATCCTCAATATAACTGGCAGAACTTTCATTTTAACATAATTCAACAGCCGATCAATATGGTGACTGGCTATCAGAGACAGCATCGTAAATCGATCATGTATTTGCCGGCTGAGACCGATGACAGCAAGACCACGGATCAATACACAAAGCTGATTACTAAGGCCAACAATGATCGAAAGATCTTGGAGAAGTTCTCGAGGGCGTGCGAGGAGTCGTGTGTTTCGGGGATGGTTCTTTTGCAACCATTTCTGGACTTTAGGGATGATCCGGTAAACGGGACTCTGGACGCCAAGCTTTGGAGCTACAATAGCTTTATCACGGATAGCTATTGGAGAGAGCCAGACATGAGTGACGCCAACTATGTCTGGTGTCAGCAATATATTAGTGTTCAGGAAGCTAAGACTCTTTTCCCCGATCAACAGATCAATGCGTCTCCAGTCGGCTCGTCTGGTCAGCGAAATTCTAGATTTTATTTCTTGCCAGAGAACTACAACATGGTGCGCAACGACCTGTTGGTGATGAGTTATGTTTGGTACAAATGGCGCAGGAAGAAGAAGACACTTTACAACAGACGATCTGGAGAAAGCTTTGATTTCACAGGGAGTGAAAATGAGTTGGAACAATTTTTGGAACGTGTCGGTGATGATTCTTTCGAAGTGGTTGAAGTCGATGTCCCTACTTGGAAGTTGGCTGTCATACTAAATGAACAACTTATGTGGCAGGGACAGAATCCTTTAGGATTCGATGAATGCCCGTTTGTTCCTGTGTACTGGAACTACGATCCGCAGCTAAGTTACTATAACTTAAGGGTTAGGAGTTTAGTCCGAGCGTGCAGAGATTCTCAGTATTTGTTCAATCGAAGAGTCATCCTAAACCACGATATATCAGAGAGTTCCATCAATAGTGGATGGCAATATAAAGAAGACGCAATAGCGAATCCAGAGAACTTAAGATACTCAGGTCAAGGTAAAGACATCGTCATTAAGACTGGTTTTGAGATGACGGATGTGCAGAAGATTGTTCCTAACGCTGTGCCTCCTAGCGACTTACAACTTGCTGATCAGTTGATGGATCTGATCTTTAAGACAACAGGAGTTAGCCTTGAGAACTTTGGTCTGGGAGAGAATTCTGGTAAGGATCAGTCTGGACTGGCTTTAGGTTTGAAGCAAGGCGCTGCGTTGATGGTGTTGCAAAAGTACTTCGATCAATGGGATACGGCGCTTCAGATTTTTGGTAATTTGGAAATGAAGATTGTTCAGAATATGTGGTCAGCTGGCAAGGTTGCTCGAATGCTTGGGGAAGAGCCTACGGCTAATTTCTTTGACAAGATGTTTGCTAAATACCATGTGACGGTTGCGGAAGGAATGAATACGCCTGTTCAGAAACAGCAGCAATTCGTTCAGGCTCTGGAGTTGAACCAAATGTTGGGCGGAATTATACCACCAAAATATTTATTGAAAATTTCTACGATTGAAGGGAAAGATGAAATTATCGCTGCTATTGAAGAGCAGCAGGCGCAAGCTGCGGCGATGGAGCAGCAAAAACAACAACTGGAGGCCGCTGTTCTTGATGCGAAGCTCAAACAAGCTTATGCGAACGCGGCTTCTCAAATCGCGAATGCGAGAGAGCGTCATGGAAGAGCCGAGTCTAATATTGGATTGTTTGAGGAACGTTTATCTGAGATTGCTAAGAATCGTGCTTTGGCTACTAAGGAAAAGGTGGAAGCACTGGAGAAGCTCTTGGACCTTACGCATCGGTATGGCGAGCTAGAGGCTTCTTTGAAAGGAGCTGAGCTTGCGACCATTGAAAGAGATGAAGAGGCGCAAGAAGATCGAGAAAAAGCAGATGCTAAACAAACATCTCTTGCAAATGATTTTGTTATGAGTATATTAAATAATTATATGCCACCTCATGAAGGTTCTATGGGTGGTGAAGAAATGAATGGAGAGTTCAATGGGCAGAATGTTAACGGATAGAAAAGCTGATATCGGTTCCGGTCGTAAGGGATCTGTATTTCCTGGTGAAGTTCATGTGAAGGAGATGAAATCTCCTCGCGGAGCTGGTGAAATGAAAGATTATCCTGATACGGAGCAACATGTTTTTAGAGATCAAGAAAAGGGTATTTCCAAAATTAAGGGGAATGCTCAAAAGTCTGGATATCGTAACTAAACGATTTTCTGAGGTAATATATGAAATCGGCGGTTTCTGAAAAGAATTACGATTCTAGAAGTAATACGTGGGGAGGCGATTATATGGGCAGAGGAATGCCTGGAAAAATCGGCTCTTTGCGACAATCTTTTGGTGAGGCAGTTCCTCAAAAATCAAAAGAAAAGAATAAGTCTCCTAGGAAAATTGGCTAGTTTTCTTATACTAGTCGGCGCTAGGTTTGTCTTCACTGGACCTAGCGCTCTCTTTTTTATTCTTTTGAGTCGGACGCAAACATTTCTGAATTTGCGATTCCCTTCATAATCATTACTGTTTTTATAACAGTTAGATCTCTCTGTATTTCGTTTAATTTTGAATTCATCCACATAAGACAAGCAATTATGATCGAAATCGTCGCTAATGAATCTGTGTGTTGTTTAAACCAATTCATGCATGCCTTTTTGTAAATTGTCAAATTCATCAAAATATTAGCGAGTATGACAATTAGTTGTCACGCGCATTCAGTTCTTGTTCTTGCTCAGCTTCTTTTTGTCGAGCCTCTTCCAATGCTTTCCAGGTGTCTGGGTCGGCCATTTCCATGAGATGGAAGATTGGAGCGTACCAATGGGTTTCTCCATCCCAGCATTCGTAGTATTCTTCTTTTTTATTTTCTTCTTGCGCTATGTAAGAAATGGCTACAAAACAAACAATTAGAGCAATAATTATGTATTGTCTCATAACAGACCCCTCTAAGGGCCTTTCTATCTACTTACGAATTGTTTGCAAATAGCCTTTCCCAAAGTTTGGGGTATAAACGTTGATAGATAACCCGGGCTCTTTCATCTGTAAGATCGTCTGGCTCTGGGGCTTCTAGAGCGGCCTTGTCGTTTTCGTAATCGTGGATAGATTCGATGACGGTGGGGTCTTGGCACATTTGGCCTTTTTTATAGGCTTCCCACTGAGATGGGTCTGGCAAGATCCAAATGACCTTTACTTGATCTGGATAGGCTGGGTCTACCTTGAATAGCATGGTATTTGTTTCTGCTTTTGGCTTTTGCAGGCGTGGCTGCCAAACAAGTCGATGGGTGGGAATTTTGTCTACTGGGTAGCCGGCCTGGATGTAGAGAAGCTGGTCGTGCATATCGACAGTCTTTTTGTGGGCAAAGATGTAGAAGGGCTCGTCTTCGAAGGGTCTTTCCATGACCATCTTATGAATTTGTTGTGAAATTGAATCTACGTTCTTCTTTTTAAAATCAAGGAGTCTGTCATGAGTTTCTAGTCTATTGATGGAGATTTCGTTCATTTAACCTCTTGCGTAATAAATAAGTTTTTACTTTAATCCGAACATTAGGGGAATCAAGGATTTCCTGCGAGTGTTTCCGTGCGTTACAGGAATAAAACGTAATTAGTGTTCGTTACACGGGGTAGTACATGTCAGCAGAAAGCGTTAAGACTGAAGTCGCACCAGTTGAGCAAAATGTGCAAGCGGATGTTAAGCAAAATGATAAGGAATATAATTTTGCAAGACTGAGGCAGGAAAAGGAAAGAGCCATAGCAGCTGCAGAGCAGGCTTTCGCAGAGAAAGCTAAGCTGGAGGCTGAAATTGAGAAGATTCGGTTGCAGGCATCTAGAATGCGCTCTCCTGAGTTGGAAGAAGATGAGGATGACGATGATGAACCTTATGTCAATCGCAAAGGGCTTAAAAAAGTCCTTTCGAAGTTGGATCAAAGCATTGAGAGCAAGATTGATGAGCGTGCTCAAGCGATTGCGAAAAGGATTCTAGAGGAAGAGCGTCAGAAGAATTTTGTATTTCAGTTGAAATCAGAATATCGAGATTTCAGCGATGTGGTGACAGCGGATACTTTGGAAAAGCTGCAAACCACAAATCCCAAAATGGCACGGATCATAGATCAGATGCCAGATGGGTACGAAAAGGGTCAGATGGTCTACGAGACCATCAAAACGATGGGGCTGCATAAAAAGCCAGAGCCTAGCGTGAAGGAGAAGGTGGAGCAGAACATGCGAAATCCGTACTACTATCCTTCGACTGCGGGTCATGGTTCAGCTCAAATGGGAGACTATAGCGAAGCTGGTAAGAAGGCTGCCTTTGATAAGGTACAAGCGCTAAAGAGCTCGAGAAGAAGTTATTAATCGCCCGTGATGCTCAGGCGTTAAAGGCATCAATACCGTGTAAGGGGAAGTCACGATCCTCGAGTAAACGGCTAATTATTTCAGTTCGTAAACGACGTATTTGGTTCGTCACCATCGAGTGTGAGGTGTAGCTAATGGAAAAAACTACATTAAGGACTAAATATGTCAATAACCACTACTGGCAACCTAGGGCCGGTGATTTTGCAGTCTCTCGCTCCTGCGATGCTGTATACACCATCTCCTGGTTTGAACTACATTCTGCCTGCAGACAAGGTCTCGATGCCTATGCAAGGTGGAACGACGATGCGCTTTTTGCGCCCGCGTCTGTTGAATCCTCCGACTGTCCAATTGGGCAATTCAGGGATTGAACCTCCTTCTCAAGTTCCTCAACGAGATATCATCGATGCACAAATGGCGTTTTTCGGAACGAGCTGCATCATCAACGAGCAAGTGATCTTGCAAGACCAAGATCCAGTGCTCGCTTGGGTATCTGATCGATTGGCTTATGCAATGCGTCAAGCTGAAGACATCATCTTGCGAGATTATCTCATGTCAGCTGCATCGGTCATCAACTGCGATGGCGGAAGCAACGGAGATAACCCAACGGAGATTTCGGTGAGCGACGTGTCGTTGGTTGGCCAAACGTTGGATACAAACAATGCATGGAAATTCGAACAAGGGATCGAAGGATCTTTGAAATTCGGAACAAGTCCTGTCAGAAGCGCTTACATCATGCTTTCGAGCACGATGATCCAAAGCGATTTGGATAGACTTGTAGGTTCTGGATTCAAAAACGTCTGGGATTATCCTGCGATGGCATCGACTGCTCCTTTGGAGTATGGTTCGATCCTCAACTTCCGAATCTTCACATCTTCGCAAGCGGCTTATGTGCCTAATGCTTCGATGAACAGTAGAACAGTCTTTTACAATGCGTGCGTGGGTAAACAAGCCTATACACACATCGATCAAGACGGCTACTCGATGAAACTGATTTATCGTGATCCTTACTTCTCTGGTCCATTGGCTCAAAACGCCACGTTGGCTGTTAAGTTCGCGCAATCGCAAGCAATCACCCAAGATACGGCTATCCGTCTTTTGGCTTCAACGAACGCGCTGTAAGGAGGGAATCATGGAATATTCTAAATTAGTTCAAGGAACGGTAACTTCTCTAGGTGGTGCAACTCCGGTTGTTCTTCCGTTTGTTCCCGATTTCGTGGAAGTAGATAACTTCACAGCTGCAACAACTCCGGCTAACGGCGGTGTTGTGAAAGGACTCTGGTACTCTGGCATGGGCCAAGGTACGGGTCTTCGGTATGTGTTCAACGCAACTCCTGTGCTGACGACGAGCACGCTGTCTTCGGGCGGTATCTCGACGTTTAGCGCTGGGACGCCTCAGTTGGGCTCGGCTCTTGCAATTTCGGGGATTACGAAAGCATCTGCTGCAGTTGTAACGACGACGGGTAACCACGGGCTTGTGACGGGCAACGTTGTGATTCTGACGGGTCTTTTCCAGTCTTCAACAACTGGTATGCCACAGATCTCCAACATTCCGTTTGTGATCACGGTAACGGGCGCGACGACGTTCACGATTCCGTTCAATACGAACCAATCGAACTACACGGCTCTGTCAGGCTCTCCTGCTGGCGCTTATGTTCGACAAGTTCTGTATCCGTATTTGTATTTCCCTGGTGTGAATGTCATTACGGCAATCACTACGGGCGCTACGACTACGATCACAACGGCTGCGAACCATAACTTGGTTGTAGGTCAACAAGTGAGCTTCTACATTCCTTCTCAGTGGGGAACGGTAGAACTTACTTCGCCAAACTCTCTCGGTCAACAAGTGACTGGGTTTGTGACGAGCGTGACAAACGCAACGACGGTAGTTGTTGGGATCAACACGGCATCTGGCTACACAGCGTTTAACAGCAACCCAACAGTTGCTCAAGCGCTTGCTGGTATGTCTGTTCCTCAAATGCTCTCCGTTGGGGATAACAACACGGGTGCTGTAACGAACAGCTTCCTCCCATCGACGATCAATAGTTCGACGATTGGTGGTGCTTTCCAAAACAACACACGTCAAGGGTTTATCATCGGTGCTTCTCTCGCGGGAACCGCTGCTGATGTCCTGTACTACAGAGCTTACGTTCACGATGATGTGAACTAAGGTTTTTGGGGGAATCGTAAGGTTCCCCCTTATTTTTAAGGGTTTAGGAAATGAGCACGGCTGTAAATTACATTCCTCTAAATGTGCAAATTTCTGACATAACTCGCGCTGTTAATGCTTTAGTCACAACGGATTCCGATCACTATTACGTAGTTGGGCAATTGGTTAGGTTCCATGTTCCGCGTCCTTATGGAATGCAGGAATTGGATGAAAAACTAGCTTACGTTTTGACCGTTCCAAGTGACACAACTTTTACCGTAGATGTTGATAGTTCAAGATTTACGGCTTTTATCACATCTCCTACATATCCAGGAAATATGGCAGCTCAAGTGAGCGCTGTGGGTGATGGAAACAATACGTCTCGTACAACAACGTCAAATGGTTTGACGGTGAGCGGGGCTTTTATAAACAACACAAATCCAAACAGATAGGTACTTAAATGAAAAAACCCAAACTGGCGCATGGGTTCGCCCAAAAAGAAGTGGACAGACTAGATGCTGAATTCACTGCAAAGGAACAGGAGGCTCAAAAGCTTCTGGAAACCAATAAGGATCTACTTCCTGTGCAAGAGACAGCACCTGAGAAGTTTATGCCTAACCCGGACTCTTTGAAGAAAAATATTCCTCGCATAAGCCCAACGTGGTCAAAACCTGCTAACGGAAAGAAGAAGCCTGAGCAAGACTCTCTTCGAAGAAAGGCTTGGGAATATGTGGAAGTCATTTGTGCTCACAATGAAATTTCAGGTGAAACGCTTGAGTTTTGGCTGAAACCAATGATTGCTGGAGAAGATTGCAACTTCTGGCAAGTGCCTGTGAATCGAGTAGTTATGATCCCAAGACATGTGGCAGAACACATCAAAACGAGAAAGTATGCTCGTCTGATGATGCAAGAAGAGATGACTGTAGAGCGTCAAGGTCCTTATGAGTTCAAAGGAAAGATGACTTATAGTCATACAGTTCAAAGACTTGATTGCACTTCCGCTTCGGGGTTTTAATCAATGAACTTGCTGGTTGATGTAATCACTTGGGTCCGCAGAATCATTAAAACTGCATCCGATCAGGTCATGTCGGATGCGTTGATTATTGATTACATCAACCGCTTTTATGTGTCGGATATTCCGGCAAGACTTCAGTTATTCGAATTGAAAACGAAGTATAGCTTTATCACTCAGCCACTTGTGGATCAATACAACATGCCGTATTATCCACAAACCGTTGCTCCTGGGGGACTTGTGATAGCTCCCTATCCGATGTACCAGATGTTCATGCAGCCGGTATTGTGCGATGGTGCTCAGATTCCGTTATTTACGGACAGAAACTCATTCGTGAATGTGTATCCAAATTTCTACACAAATGAAGAAAACGATGTGGTTGCAGATGGTGGTGCAACATATTCTTTCTCAACGATTAATAATCCTATCGTGAGAGCCAAGATTGATGTGATCGGAGAAACTGCGATTGAGAACGGAACGACCATTCCTTTCCCCAGCTTGAATTCTGGGTTCTATATTTCAGCTCAAGACTCAGCAAATAATTTGATCGTTTTACAAGATGTGGGTCCGAACTATCCGGTGGGATCTGAAACAGGCGATCAAAATGTAGGTAACTTGATGCTACGCAGCGTGTTAGAAGCTGGTGGAACTACTGTAAGTGGTACTGTTGACTATGAAACTGGAGAGGTCGAGAACGCCAACTTTGGTGTTGGAATTCCGGCAAATAACCCTATTCAGGTGAAGTATGTAAGTTTTGATCCGGGTAGACCTGGCCTTTGTATTTTCTACAACAACACGCTGACTTTACGGCCAATCCCTGACACCTCTTATCTGATTGAATTAAATGCGTATCTGACTCCTGTGGCGTTCTTAAATAGCGCAGATGCGCTGCCTTTTGGATATATGGCTGAATACATTGCAAGAGGGGCTGCAAGAAAGATTTTGAGTGATACTGGGGACTGGGAACAGTTTGATCGGTATGAAGGATTGTTTAGAGAACAAGAAATGTTGGTGACTCGAAGAACGGATCGTCAAAGAAGCGTAACTCGCACACCTACAATATTTTCTGATGTTAACAATCAAAACGGCAACGGCTGGTTTAACGGAGGACAAGGAACGTAAATGTCTACATATTATCCATCTATACCTGCTTCCTCGGACAATCCGAGTGTTTCGCAAGGACAAATTCAAACAAACTTTGGAACGTTGAACACGGTGTTTGACGTTGACCATGTGACGTTTAGCGCAGGATCAAACCAGGGAATGCACGATAAGGTTACGTTTGTGGCTCCTTTGGGCGCTAACCCAAACCAAGCAAGTCCGATTGCTTCATTGTATACAAAAACTTTGAGTGCAAAGAGTCAGCTGTATTTTCAAAATGACACAGGGTCTTCCGATGTTGTGCAGTTGACTGGAAGTCTTTTGACTGAAAGCGGAAACGACGGTCAGGGAGGAACTTATAACTATTTCAAGACTCCTTGGGGCTGGAAGGTTTTCATGGGAAGCACTACTCCTCAAAGCGGTACTAGAAATTACACGATTAGTGGTTCAACTAAGTTTGGCTCAACAATTTATACATCTTTAGCAACTCCGTTTGGAGGGGGTGCAGTTAGCTTTAACTTTACAGTTACGAATTCTGCGTTAGGTCAATTTCAACTCGTTACGTCTGCTTCAATTCCTCTTAAGTGGATGGTTATAAGCGACTAAGGATCTATGGCAACACAGTTGATCATCGGTAACTTCAATCAAGGTTTGACGACTGCAAGGAAGCCGTTTGTCATTGATAATGATGCGTTTCCGACTCTATTCAATGCATATCAGTGGCGTGGTCAGATCAAAAAAAAGAGGGGAACAGACCTGCTTGGAAGATTACGTAGAGACCTGACTAATCAGGCTTTAGGTAACACAGGCGGGGGTGGCGCATTCTCCGGAAATATCATCTCAATTTTGACTCTACAATCTACTTCAGGGATTGTTCCTGGAAGTGTAACGATCACAGTTGGTGCTCAGAGCTTTACGGAACCTGCAACTCCAGATGGTACGTTGACAAACGGGGCCGGAGGAACTGGAACAATCAACTATGCAACGGGCGCTATCACGTTGCAAACCGCTCCTGTTCTGGCAGCTACGGCTGTAACGATCGCGTTTGGGTATTATCCCAATTTGCCTGTGCTAGGGTTAGAAGATTTTCTAGATCCAGGAGATCCCCCTTATCCTAAGTTGGTGGCTTTTGATACGGTCTATGCGTATCAGTTCAACCAAAGTTCAAACATTTTCTACGACGTAAGTTTTTATAAGGTTACAAAAGCCCCTCTTGTTTGGTCGGGTACGGACTATCAACAATTTTGGAGCACAAACTATGCCAATGCATTGTGGGTCACAAACGGAAAGCCTGGGTTTCATTTTAAGAACATCAGCGGCATTACGAATGCAAATCCTGGTCAGGTGACGATTGCAAACCATGGTCTTTCGAACGGGGATAGGGTTTGGTTGAATGAAGTTGGTGGAATGACTCAAGTCAACGGTCAAACATATACAGTGACTGTGACTGGAGCTAATACGTTTACAATCGGAGTGGATACTTCGGCATTTGGTGGATACACTTCGGGAGGAATCGCACAATATTTAACAAGATCTGTTTCTGGTCAGGGGGACGGAATTCGTTGGTATGATGGGGATCCTAATCCAGCTAGCGGTCTTGGATGGGTGAATTTCTCACCCCCACTAAATAATTTGGCTCAACCTGAATATTTGACGGGAGCAATCGCTGTAGTGCCTTTTAAAGACCGTCTTTTGTTTTTTTCTCCCACGACTCAAACATCTACAGGAACTACAAGAACTTACATAGATCAGGTTATTTATTCTCAGGTTGGAACTCCATACTACAACGCACTCGTTCCTAATTCTTGGCCAGCTTCTAGTTTTGAGGTGGAAGCTTGGTATCAAAACGTAGGGGGAAGGGGCGGCTTCATTTCTGCGGGTATAGATCAGCAGATGACTACGATCACTAATAATGAAGATGTTTTATTAATCGGATTTACTGGAAGACAAACTAAATTAGTTTATAGCGGAAACGATTTCTTTCCATTCCAATTCTTTTCAATTAACTCAGAATTGGGAGCTATCAGCACATTTTCTAGCGTTACTTTGGATAAGGGAGGGATTACGATTGGACCTTATGGGATTACGATTTCTAATCAATATTCTACGGAAAGGATTGATTTGCAGATCCCAGACCAAGTGTTTGACATCCGACAGGCCTCAAACGGGGCAAAAAGGGTCAATACGGCGAGGGACTACCGCAATGAGTGGATTTATTTCAGCTATCCGTCAAATCAAAGTTTTTGGGATTTTCCGACGCAAACTCTTCTATACAATTACCGAGATCAGTCGTGGGCAATTTTAGGAGAAAACTACACTACGCATGGATCGTATCGTAGGACCTCTTCCTACACATGGGCAACGATTGGGACGAAATTCCCCACGTGGAATGATTGGACAGAACCATGGAACTCTGGGTCTACGGCTGCGCAATATCCAAACGTGATCGCTGGGAATCAGCAGGGGTTTGTTGAGATACTTTCCAATGGGACGAGCGAGGATTTTTCTGGGTACATTAGCGGGATTTCGGTAGTTGGCGGAACTGTCACCATTACGTCGCCTGATCATTGCTTGAGCGAAGATGACTATATTTACATAGATAACTGCATCGGAACGATTGGGTCTACGATCAATGGTTCGGTTCACCAAGTGAGAGGAATCACTCAGTCCGATCCCGATACATTTCAAATCGATGATACGTCAGGGATTGCTGGGACGTATTTGGGAGGAGGAAGGTTTATTCGTTTGATTCGTCCTTTCTTCCAGACGAAACAATTCCCTACGTTTTGGGGAAATGCACGAAAAGTTCGGATTGGTTCTCAGAGGTATTTGTTTGATAAGACGCAAGAAGGGGAAGTAGAGGTAAACATCTATTTAAGCCAAGATCCTTCGAATGCATACAACGTTCCTCCTCTGTACCCAGATCCAGATAGGTCGAACAGTTCTTTGATTTACACAGACGTTGTTTTCACTCATCCAGAACACGAGATCACGACGTGCAATGATCTCCCGCTGGGAAACTTGGGCAACGGGGTTGCAACTACTTTAACGATCAATCTATTCCAGACGTTTAAATTTGAAGATGACATTGTTCCTGGAAGTGTGGAGTTTACCATTGGGACGGTAGCTACATTTACTGATGACGGGGAAGGTGGATTTACGGTTACGGGAACAGGGGTTGCTTTGGGATCTTCCATTGATTACACGCAAGGGATTGCAATCTTGGTTTTCTCTTCGGCTCCAAATGCACAGGCCTCGGAAGTAAGTCTACAGTATGAGATTCCAACCATTCAATCTCCTACAGGGGCTGCACAGAATCAGATCTGGCACAGAATGAGCACTAGTTTGATTGGAGATACCATTCAGCTGGGATTCACCTTGAGTGATGAACAGATGAGAGATGATACTTTGCAAACTCAGTTTTCAGAGGTGGTCTTGCACGCAATTGTAATGGATCTTTTCCCGGGGCCAATTCTGATATGACGACGAGCGTTCCGAATGTTCCTTATTTAATGACCTCTCGAAAGTTTCCTCAAGATCCAGGGGCTCTCCAAAGCGAATTGACGAAGATGTATGTGGACACGGCAGCTTGCGTGAATGCACGTACGATTGGGATTTTTGAGTTGATGGCTTCGATCACGGGAGAAAGGTGGTTTACGGAAGGGGGCGATTCTCAGGTTAAAAGACAGTCGCAAAGAAGAGTTTATCAGTTCGACGACAGCAGTTTGACGTTTAATCATGGGATTAGCGGAGCTACTTTATTCACCCGGATTTACGGGACATTTACGAATGGAACAAACTGGTATCCATTGCCTTACGTAGATCCAACCGCGGCCAATCAGGTGGGAATTAGGGTGTCTTCGACTCAAGTGGTTATAACCAAGGGTGGTAGCGCTCCCACAATCACGGATGGGATTGTTGTATTAGAATGGCTGTCACAGTAATAAATATTTTGTTATATGGAATAGAGAGGTAATTTATGGCAGGCGTTCCAGGATATAATCAGGTTCAAGTTCAAAAAATGGACCCAGCGACGATAGCATATCGTCAAAGATTGATGGATCAATCGCAAGGTGCGTATGACACGTACTCTAAGTGGGCATCTGGCGATCCAGCAGCGTTTGAAGCATTGGAAAAACCAGCGTTTAGGGATTTCCAAAAAACGTTGGGACAGGTTGGTTCTCGATATGCGGGAACCGCTCCTGGGGCCATGAGCGCAAGAAACTCGTCCTCTTTCCAAGCTGCAACGTCGGAGGCAGGAGCTGATTTGGCTGAGAGATTACAGTCACAGAGATTGGGCCTACAACAGCATGCTTTAGACGAGCTTGGCAATCTTTCTTCTCAGCTTTTGGGATCTAGTCCTTATGAGTATGCTTTGCAAAAGAAGAAAAAGAAGTGGTGGGAAACCTTGTTAGGAGGAGCTGCTCCTTTGATCGGTGGTGTAGCTGGAGGGCTTTTTGGTGGCCCCTTGGGTGCGGCGGCTGGAGCTGCGGCAGGATCTTCATTTGGTTCTTCGTTTTTGGATTAATATATGGTTCAAATTATTGAGCGTCCTAAAAGTTTTGGAGAGCGTGTAGCTGGTGGCTTAGTAGCTGCTGGAGATCGCGCTCCTTCTATTTATGATCAATATGTTCGCGATCAAGAAAGACGACAAAAACAGAGTGCATCTTCGGATAAAGCGCTAGCAACTCGGTCTAAAAACTTCAGAAAATCGAGCGATGAATATCTGGAGAGGTTTCATCCGGGGATCTATGAAAATGAAGGAAGATACAATCGATTCAACGAGATTGCTTCCAAATACGTAGATCAGGGTCTTTCGGATGATGAGGTTATTCGGTCCACTCTGAATGAGTTGAGTGATAAGAAAAAAAGTCCTAAGGAACTTCTGGGTGAGCCGTCTAGAGGCGATGGAACGTTTCAAGGATTAAAGCAAAGCATTCGTGGTCCTGACGAATCGCACAAGATTGTGGGGGGGGCTTTAGGTAGATTTTTAGAGCCTGCAGTAGAATCTGTGAAGCAAAATCCTTCTGTTGTTGCAAAAGAACTGCCTGTAGCTTTGGCTAAATCGCAGCAAAACTTAGAAGCTTTTCACGATCCTGGAACCGGTCTTTTGACAGGTCTTGCAAAGACGTTATTCCCTGACAAGTTCAACAGAAAAGATGAGCAAGGAAGACCTCTAAAGCCAAACACGATTGAAAACATGTTGGCAGGTCATCTGAGAAAAGGTCTTTCCGAAAAAGAAAAAGAGGGAGCCGAAAGGGTTAGTGATATTGAATCGGTTCTTCTAGATCTAGCAATTCCTCTTCCTGGTTTAAAGGGAGCTCCTAAGGGAGCTGCTGGTTTAACCGAAGGAGCGGCTAAAACAGCTGCTGAATTGGCAGAAAAAACTCCGATGCGTCAAGGAGCCACTTTAAGTGAGGCTATTTTCGATGATCTGTTCAAGAAGACCGGAGATAGGGTTGCATCTCAAAGACTGGCTAAAGAGGGCCTTGGAAAGGGTCAAATTGCAAAAGAGCTCCCAAAAGGGGCAACTGCTTCAAGAATTGAACGAGTTGGACCTGAAGGGAAGTTATTCAAGAGGGCTGAAGAAGAGGCGGTCAGAGCCAAGCAGCTGAAGCTTCATCCAGAATATGCGGAAGAAATTGCTAAAGATGCGGCTGAAAGAGCGGCTAGAATAGAAGCAAAGCGTCCAAAAACTCCGATGGGAGAGGCATCTGTTGCAAAAAGAATGGCGATGGCAGAAGCAGAACTTCCTAAAGCTAAGGAAATGTATCAAAAAGCAGTTGCTCGGGTTAGGTCTTTAGAAAACGAGATTGCAAAAGGTGTACTCCCAGAACATAGCGCACAGACTGAAGCGCTGTACAATATGGCTGTGCAAGAACTAAACGATTCGGAATTCTTCTTGAAAACTGTTTTGAACAACGCCAAAACGGGTGAGGCTAGAATAGGCGTTGAAGGGATGCGTCAAGCGGCTCGAAATAAGATGATCAATTTAGAGAATCAGATTGCAGAGGGGAAAACTCCAGAGCTTTCTCTGAAGGACTACAATCCTGAATTCATCAAAAGAGCAAAAGAGTTGCAGAGAAAAAAACCCCTTCCTTCAACTCGGCATGATGATTACTTCACGCAAGTTCATGAAGGGTATGCAAATGAATATAGAAATAGAATTGCGGCATTGAGTAGACCCGCTGATCCAAAGTCTTTGTCTTCTTTGGGCTACCCAAAAGATCCAGAAAAGACAAAAAAATACCTGCAAAAGCTTGTGGATCATATTGAAGCGGAAAATACAATTCATAGACATAAGATGGCTCTCAGAGAAATTGAGCAAAGAAAGATAGCTCAAGATCGGTTGGGTAAGTTTACAAAACAGGCTGGAGAGCAGAGGGTCAAGGATCTGGCTAAAGAGGCTCTTAAAAGCCCAGAAAAGGCTGCTGAAGCAGCTGATGCTGCGTTTGAAGAGGTTGCTTCTAGAACTAAGAATCAAGTTGAGCGCGATCGGATTTTGAAGGAAAGAGAATTCGTTAAAAAGAAACTTCAGCAAGAAGCGACAAATATGCAGCAGGGAGTTGGGTTGGGCAAATCCACTCAAGAGGCTTCTGCGGGTGCTTCTACTCCTAAAGAAGCTGCCCAAAAGTCTAATGTGTTTGTTAGGGATTTAAAAGAAGTTTTAGAAAGCTTGAAGGGAGGAGGAAAAAACTTTTTCAAAACAAAAATAGGAAAAGATTTTTTAGTTGGAGTGAGTTCCGAAGTATTTACCCAGGTTTCTAAGGGAGAAGATTGGCTAGTTTCTCCCAGTACTCTGATTGCCCTAGCAGGAAGAAGAGGAGGAGTATATAGATACTTGTTTTCTCAGCTTACAAGAGAAATATGGCATAGAGGGCTTAAGTCGGAATATAAAAAAGCCCTTAGAGATTCAGACGACGAAAAATTGATTCAGTTGAAAAAGAAAATGCAGCCAAAGTTAGTAAAGGAAGCAACCAGAGAATATAGAGACGAATCTAGTTTTTAGACTCTTCTATTGTTTCTTTAATTAATTCTTTAGTTTCCATTTCTTGGTGAGCTTCAGACTCTCCTATTGCCCACAGAACAAAAATTCCAAGAGCTATTATTACTACAGTTTCCATAAACAACCTTTATTCCTTCTGAACTAGTTTTATAATTTCATTTCTTCCGCGTTCTTCAAATCCGCCTTCTAAATGACTTACTCTTTCGGAAAGGTGGGTAACCTGATGTTTAATCTCTTTTATATCTGTTTTCATTTCTTTAATGTCATTTTCAATTCTATTTAAATCTACATCGATTCTCTCAAGACTGTTCTCAATATTAACAAATCTCTTTTCTAGTGTGCTGCTTAATTTCCAAATAGCTGCAAGCGTGGTTGCAGCAGTAGTAATCCCTGTCACTATTACGGTCCAGTCCATGATGTCTCCTTTCGTTTGTTAAGAACTTTATCATCCTCTTCTTCTTAAGTCAACTTCTCTACAAAGCATTGCAAGTGAGATAAATGATCCACCCATTCCAGTTGTCAGCATGACCGGAGTAACCCAAGTAGGGTCGTGAATAATGAAGCCTCCTATAAAGTCAGCGGCGAAGAAAATAGAACTGAAAAAGAGGCAACTGATTCGATTTTCGTATATTTTGTTCCAAATTCTGGAAGCAATAGATTGCTCATTATTTAGATTCACTGCTTGGTAATTTACGTCAATTAGTATCATTTGCCATTCCTTTTTCATTAAGAATACGTAAAAGTGGCATTTTTGCCAATAGCAAAAAAATTTGGCAAAGTTGTAGACAAGTAAATATTTTTTAATTAAACGGGAGGAAGCATAGGAGTTTAAGTTTATGTCGACACCCCAAAATCTTTATTCTCAGAGCGCAGGACAAGTTTCATCTGCGGATTTCATAGCTATCATTGAACACAGAGACCCAACGGTTTCAGATAGTCATTACCCGGTAGGTAAGCGCTGGATCAATAGCTCTAACGATTCTGAGTGGACTTTGACCTCAAAAAGTACGATCGGCGGGGTTGTAACGGCAAACTGGGAATCTACTACTAGTTTAAGTGGGGGGGCTCCGATTTCTAAATACATCGTTGATGCAGATGGTTCTGCTGACTATACAACAATTCAGGCTGCTATTAACGCAGCAAATGCAGCCGGTGGAAATGCGGTAGTATATGTTCGTCCAGGCACCTACACAGAAAATCTTACTTTAGTTGGCGGAATTGATGTTATAGGAACCGCTGCCTGTGCGATAACTGTTGCCAAAGTGACCGTCATTGGAGTACACACTCCTCCAGCTACTGGAAATGTTGGATTCTATGGTCTTACGCTAGAATCTGCTACTCATATTTTTTCTTCAAACGCCGCTGGTTCTGGAACTTTAGTTTTATATGCTTGTTCGTTGAATTGTACAAACGGCTACACCTACAACCTTCCAAACTGGGTTGGATCTCTTGGAGTTAATAACTGCAACAACGCAGGGACAAACGACGGTGGTGTAAACAACACTGGTGGAGCCACTGTTCAGATTGTTACAACTGGTTTTGGTAATGGCACCGGTAATACTATGACCCTAAGCGGTCCAGTGTTACTGTCAGGGGTAGAAGATATTGGATGTCCAGTTAATTTTGTAACTGGAGCTAATGCAGAAATAGATAATACGAGCTTTGATGCAACTGTAACATTTTCTAATAACTCTACAGCTACAATTGAAGCATGTATATTTACAACTGGAGCAACTGCTGCAATTACTATGAGCTCTTCTGGAGCTGTAAGTCTTTCCGATGTAGTAATCAATTCCTCAGCAAATCCATGCATTGCAGGCGCTGGTGCAGGGACTTTAACAATGGCATCTGTCACTTTTACGAATAATAGATCACTTGCAGGAACTCTTACTACAGCTGCTGGAGTAATTAGGGGCGGAAATTTTTTAAGCCAATATGTAGTTGGTCCTTCTCCAGATGCAAAATATCAAACAATCCAATCTGCAATTACTGCCGCGGCCGCAGCTGGAGGAAACGCTATTGTTTATGTTAAGCCAGGTACCTACACAGAAAACCTAACTCTGTCTGCAGGAATCGATATTGTAGGAACTTCCGCATGTGCACTGACAAACCCTCAAGTTACAGTGATTGGAGTACACACTCCTCCTGCTACTGGAAACGTTGGTTTCTACGGTCTTACACTAGAATCTGCAACACATATTTTTTCTTCTGTAGCAGCTGGATCTGGAAGTTTGGTTCTTTATAGTTGTTCGTTGAATTGCACAAACGGTTATACCTATAACCTTCCAAACTGGGTTGGTACTTTAGGTGTTAACAACTGTAACAACACCGGAACAAACGATGGCGGTGTAAACAATACTGGTGGTGCAACCGTACAAATCGTTACGACCGGGTTAGGAAATGGGACCGGGAACACTATGACCATAAGCGGTCCAGTGTTAATTTCTGGGGTTGAAAACGTTGGGTGTCCAGTTAATTTTGTAACTGGGACCAACGCTGAAATTTCAGATTCAACCTTTAATGGAACAGTCACGTTTTCAAACAACTCAACTGCTCTAATTAATGGGTGCATATTTGATACCGGATCAAGTGCTGCGATTACAATGAGCTCTTCCGCTGCAGTTAAGTTGTCCGATTCTACCGTTAATACATCTGCTGCTACAGCTATTTCTGGTTCTGGAGCAGGCCTTTTGACGCTTGGGTCGGTAACTTTCTTGAATAATAGTACAGTTTCAAGATCATTGAACGTTGCTGGATCGAATTCTTCTTCTGGAGGAATTATTCAAACTGGTGCTGTCATTGAGACATTCCCAAATACTTACCTAACATTCAAATCTTCTCCTTTGTTGACAACGGCTGCAACGACAGCTGGGGCTGCGACAGGTGCGACAGGAGCTGTGAACTTGATGCAGCTACAAGGTGGCGAAATCATGGAGCAGTTCATCTTGGGTGCTGGTCAAACGATCATTGGACCACGCATGGGCACGACAGGTCTATTGACTTCGTTGGATCTGACAGCAGCAGAGGGAGCCGAGTACAACTTCGGAGTGAACCCTAATAGCAAGCATGCGTACACGATCGGCACTTCGCCTGCGTTCTTCATCGAGCTTTCGGTGAACGCGGCTGACGTAGGCGGTCTTGATCCTTTCGTGGTTGGTTTCCGTAAGCAACAAGCAAACGATGCTACCTTCACGAACTACACGGACTTTGCGACAATCGGGGCTAGAGCAACGACTGCGGCTGACGTGGTGGTTCTACAAACGAACTTGAATGCTGGCGGTGCGGTAATCACAAACACAACGACGGCTTGGACGGATGGTCAAACGAAAGTCTTCCGTGTGAACGTATCGTCTGCTGGTGTTGTGACGTACACGATCAACGGAGCTGCTCCTGCAGTAACAGCAGCATTTACATTTGATAACGGGGATGTTGTGATGCCGTTTATTCGGCATACGTTTGGAGCTGCAACGCCTGCTGCGATTAACTGGATTAGTCTGAAGATCGGTTATCAATAACAAGAGGTCCTATGGGCGCTTTAAGTACGAAGATTTTACCAGATGCGATCCGGAGCATTGATTCGGCTACGTTTACTGGGAGCTACCAAGCGGTAGGAACTAAGCTGACGTACCCGACAAGGATCATCAAGTTTACAAACAACTCGGATCGTTTGGTTACTGTCTCCTGGGACGGCACGAATGACCATGAAATTCTGCCTGCTGGAAGTTTTGTTCTTTTGGATGTTTCTTCGGATCGTGAGACTTCGGGAATATTTGAAGTAGGAGCTAATACTCAGTTCTATGCCAAGGGAACAGCGGGTGGAACGGGGTTGTTTTATATTTCTACGTACTATGGGGTTTAAAGATGTCTCAAGCAGGTATCACTTCCCTTGCAGCGGCTGGTGCAGTCACTTCCGTCACTGGAAATGACGGTCTTACCGCTAACCCAACCACAGGTGCAGTGCAGCTCTTTACAAGAGGAACTGGTACTAGAAATACATGGTTAGGACAGAATTCAGGGCCATCCAGCACTCCTGCTGGCTCAGATAATACAGGATTTGGTTATCAGGTTTTGGATCATCTTACGGATGGAACGCAAAACGTAGCTATTGGTTCATCTACTTTAGAAGATGTCACTTTGGGGAATTTGAATGTGGCTGTAGGAACTGCTGCATGTGCAAACGTGACGAC